CGCTACGTCGTTCGCTGGGCTGCCGGAAGTGCTCGACAAGCTCATGACGCGTGTCGCATCGGCGGCTGAAATGCCGGTCACGCTGCTTTATGGCAGGTCGCCGGCAGGCATGAACGCGACCGGCGAGTCTGACATACGCGGCTGGTATGACACCGTAGCGGACGCGCAGACAGACATTCTCGAGCCGCGGCTGATGCGGCTGCTGACGCTGATGTTTCTCGCCAAAGACGGCCCGACGCGCGGCGTAGTGCCCAAGCGCTGGTGCATCGAGTTCAAGCCGCTATGGCAGCCCACGGATAAGGAACTCGCCGACACGCGCAAAGTCAAAGCAGACACCTATGTAGCGCTGGTCGGGGCGCAGATCGTCACCGAGTCGGAAGCGGCGATCGGCCTAGCGCCCGACTTCCCCGTGATCGACGTCGAGCAGCGCAAGCAGCTGCAGGAGGATCAAGCGGATGTCCACGCCGAGGCACTGCTCAATCCGCCGCAGCCGCCGGATCCGAACGCAGATCCGGAAGCCGATCCCACGGAACCAGCCCCCGGTTGACGCGCTTGCACGGCGGCACCCGTGCTCATGAGCACGGGCACACATGTGCACATGAGCACGGATGCACGGCGGCACATTGACTGCCATGCATGTGGGGGCGTATCACGGGCGTCATGGCCATCGCACGCCGCCACGATGCACAGTTCGCCGCCCGGCTCGCCGCGCTGATCGCCGATCGCTACGACGCGCAGGCCCGCGTGCCGGCAGGGCAGCACGGCGGCGGTCAGTTCGCCTCGAGCAGCGGCGGCGGTGGGGGGCCGAGCAAGAGTCAGGAGCGTCGCGCGGCGGCGAAGTCGTTTACGAACGCCGCAGTCGAGCGGGCGATCAAGTCGGGCGCGACTCACAAGCAGGTCAGGGCGATCCGCGAGATCGAGCACCGCGCACACTTGAAGGTGCAGCGCGCGTCGGCCCGGCTCGCGCAGGGCACACAGCAGACGCTATTCCAGAAAGCTCCCAAGCAGCCGGGCAGCTATCGGCTAAGCAAGGCCGTGGGCGGGGGGACGGCCGTAGGCATCGCTAACAAGGCGCTGGTGCATGCCGCCGCGCAGAAAGGCCTTGCCGAGCATGCCGCGCGTGTGGCGGGGCGGAAGTCTACGCCGCCGGCAGCTGCGGCCGGAACTGTGGATCGTCGTCAAGCGGACCGTGCGGCCAAGTCGAGCAAAACATACAACCACGAAAACAAGAGCGTTGATCAGCTCAACAACACGATTGCCCGAAACGCGGGGGATATCCGGGATCATGGGTTCGCGATGGCGAAGGCCGGTCTACTTCACGAATCGGCGGACAAGTCGCGGGCGATCCACGAGGGGCGGGACCTTCCGCCGGCAGGCTTGAATACACCCGAGCATGCCAAGCTCCGCGCAAAGCTAGTGGATTTGCACAATGAGCGAGATTCTGCGCGCGCTGAATTTCAAGCTCGCTATGAGCACCCGCAGCATGCGGAGCGGCGAGCAGCGCACGAGCAGAAATTCGGACCGCTGAAGGGCGACGAATTGCCGCCTGGTTTCGGTCCGGTGCGTAAAGCCGCAGCCGCACCGGCAGCCGCACCGGCCGCAGGATCGCTTGCCGATCAATGGCGCGCGCAAGGCGCACAGCGCCGCGCAGCGGACCTTGCGAAGGCCGCGAAGGCCAAGGCGATAGAAGCGGGCGCGAATCCGCATTTAGGCAAGGCACCCGCGCAGCTCGATCGCGCGCTCGAAAGCAACGCGAAGAAACTCAGCGACGTCAACTTCCGGATCGGCACGTCCAGCGGAATGCACGAGACGCCCGAGCAGGCGTTGACTCGATTCCGGTCGCTACCGGTAAGCATGGGCCCGCGAAAGCTGGCCGATGAGCATGCAGCCCTAACGCGCGAACGTGGCCACCTGCACGAGGCCGCCGCAGCTCACGGCGGCGTAAACGAATACAACAAGGTAAACACGCCGGCACGGCAACGCCTGAAAACTCGAGGTGAAGCTGCAGGCCGCAAAGCGGAAGCGGAAAACGCCGCGCACGAGGCCAAGCAGAAAGCCGATCGGGAGGCAGCCGCGCATCGAGCCGTGACCGAGCGCGACACCGCGAGCAAGGCTGCCGAGCAAGCGTCATTCCAGGCATCACGCGACGCTGAACGCGCGCGCGAACGGATGAAGCACGATCACAGTCAAAAGTCTGCGGCGCAGATCAATAAACAGATCGAGCGTGCAAGCGCAAAGCAGTCGGCTAACTCGAGCAAGATGATCGCCGCAGGCCTCGGTCACGAGACAGCGCACGAGACGGCCGATATCCACATGGGCCGTAGGGAAGCACCTGCAGGCCTCAACAATCCAGGGCACCAGGCCTTGCGCGCTGAGCATGTGCGTCTGAGTGATGAACGTTTCTTCTTACATGCGGAAGTAGCGCGACGGGCAGGGCCCGGCATGTCGAGATTGCCACGCGGATTCGGACCGATCGGCGGCTCGACCAAGCGCAAGAAATCCGCGTGACCAGCATCGCGATCATAGGCGCCCCCCGCGCAGGCAAGACCACGCTTGCCAATGAGCTAGCGTGCAAGCTTGCACTGCCGGTCGTGCACGCCGACGACATGATCGCGCTCGGGTGGTCGAACGTCAGCGAGACGCTAGCGCGGCTGATGATCCAAGATCCGACACCGGCGATCTACGAAGGTGTCGCCGTGGTGCGTGCGCTCCGCAAGCTGCTACTGATGCTGACGGCGGCGGGTAGCCCCATGATGCCACTGCACCGCTGCATCGTGCTTGAGCGCCCGTGGCTCGTGCTCACGCCGGGGCAGGACCGCATGCGCCGCGGCTGTGCAACGGTGCTCGCTGGCATAGCGCCCGAGCTCGCACGCCGTGGCGTCGCCATGGAGCGGCCCGCATGGACGCTCTAATCAGCGCGCTACGCACGCAAGCCGCAGTTCGAGGTGCGAAGTACGCGCGCGACGTCGCGCGACGCAAGTCACCGAGGCCGCGCTACCCGCACAAAGAAGTGCTGATCTATCACCGCCGGATCCGCTACCTCGTGCACCAAGCGCAATACGTGATCGAGCGCGACTTGCTGCCGCAGTTGCCGACACTGCTCGATGAGCAGTCGCAGGTGTCGAGCATCGTGATCCGTCGCGACGGTGCCGACGACATCGATCGGGCGATCGCAAAGACGGCAGCGGCGACCGTGCAGACCGTGCCCGATCGCGAGATTGAAGCTGCGGCGACGCAGACGGCCTTGCGCGTGTCGGAGTGGCACGCCGACGAGTTCGGCAAGCAGATCGAAAAAGTCGCGCGCATCAACCTTCACGACAACACCACGGGCCTAGCGGGTGCGATCGACTTGTTCGTCTCGGATAACGTGGCGCTGATCAAGTCGATCAATGCGCAGCAGCTCGAGGCCGTGAAAGGCGTGATCCTGCGGGGCGCGCGCGCGGGCAAGTCGCACCTCGAGGTGCGCGACGAAATCGCGGCGCAGTTCGGCAAGTCGAACAAACGCGCGGCGCTGATCGCCACGGACCAGATCGGCAAATTGAACGGACAGCTAACGCAGCTGCGACAAACGAACATCGGGATCCGTCGCTACCGCTGGTCGACGGCGCAGGATGAGCGCGTGAGGCCTGCGGAAGGTGCGAACAAGGAACGGCTAGGGCACCGCAAGCTGAACGGCACGATTCAGGAGTGGACCAAGCCGCCGCTCACCGATGAGCGCACCGGCGAGCGTGCGCATCCGGGCTACCCGATCCGCTGCCGGTGCGTGGCGATCCCGATCGTCGACGATCTGCTTGTCGAGGCCGGCTTGCTCGCGCCCGAAGATGTCGAGCTGCAGCAGCCCACGCCGGGGCGTGCGGTCACGGTGCCGGGCGCACCGCCGCCCGCCAATACCCAGCGCCCCCCGCCGGCACCACTGCCCCCCACGCCCCCGCCGCCGCCCCCGCCGGCTGTTACGGGGCGGCGTGCGCCTATGGCCCCGCCTATATCCGGGGCGCTGCCCACGCCGGGCGTATCCGATCGCCAGATCGAGGCCGACGCGTTCGCCCGGCTGCAGCAGCAGGCATCCGAGGCACTGCAGCGCAAGGCTGCAGCTCAAGTCACCCGCAAGCGCGCCGAAAACGCGCTAGCCGCCGCGCTGGCGAAATCCGAACGGGCCGCCGCAGCCACGGCGCAAGCGGAACTCGAGGCCGCGCAAGCCGGCGAGGCCGCAGCCGCAGACGCCTATGCCGCCGCGGCACGGCAAGCCGCGGCACCGATCGTGCGCGTGCCGCCCATCGAGGGGGCAGCGCCGCCCGCGCCCATGCGCAAGCCCAAGGGCACGCCAGCACCAGGCCGCAAGCGCCCGCCCGTGCCGCTCGAGCCGCCCCGCAAGGCGGCCATGGGCAAGCCGCGCAAAGGCGTGGGCCCGCGCATCCCCGCGGCCGACCGCGCGCTACTCGCGCCGATCGAGGCCGGCTTGGCGGATGCGCAGCTGTCGTATCTGCGTGAAGGCATGCGCGACTTGACTGCTATCAGCAGCGCATATGCGGGGGCCACGGCGGCGGAAGTCGATCTGATCGCCACGGGGCAAAGTCGCACGAAAACCGGTCAGGCCTTCGAGCCGATCCGCATATCGGCCGAGCCTGGTTACCTCGAGCTAACAGACGGCCGGCACCGCATGGCAGCGGCTCGCGCAGCCGGGGCGACGCGGATCCTTGCCCGGATCAAGACGCCGGGCGGGGCCGAATACTTGCGGGTGATCCCGATCCCGCGCTAGCACGTTTGCACGTGTGCTCATGAGCAAGCGTGCACGCCGGCACGCCGATACGTGAGCACCCGTGCAGGCGTGTCAATGTGCAAGCGTGCCAGTGTGCTCTTGACGACTGGCACGACCCGTGCGTATCAACGTTCGTGCAGCCCGAGATCGTCAGCCGCTACGACGTCGCCGTACTTGGCAACGCTGAGAAGACGTCGCAGGGTTTTTTGCGCATGCCGGCGCACCTCACGCGGGCAGGGATCCTCGAGTACCGGCGAGCGGACGGCACCACGATCCGCGAGCTGCGCCCGGCGGCGGAAGTGTTCGCGCCGCAATCGCTCGCGACGCTACGCGCTGCGCCGCTGACCGATCTGCACCCGACCGAGATGATCAGCCCGGCGAACGTCCGCAAGCTGTCGATCGGCATCGTATCCGAAGATGTCCGCGCGGACGGCGAACTAGTCGCGGCGGCCGTGACCGTGCAGGAGGCCGACGCGATCGCTGCGGTCGAACGTGGCGAGCGGCGCGAGATCTCCTGCGGCTACCGCTGCCGGATCGACGCGACGCCCGGCACCTTCCGCGGCCAAAAGTACGACCAAGTACAGCGCGACATTGT